GCACGTATTCAGGTCACAACAACAAAAACTGAAACAGGTATCTCTCGTATCACCGTTAGTACAAACAAAACAGAGACCGGTGTTTCCAGAATTACAGCAAACACAACACGCACAGAAACCGGTCTTGCAAGAATTACAACAACAACATCAAGAACAATTACTGGAGTAGCTCGTATTGCTGGTACTGGTGCGACACTTTCACCTCTTTCGTATGTGAGTGTTGAGCTGGGTGGTGGGGTTGAAAAATCTGTGGCTGCACAGGGTAATTTATTAGAAATAGAAATAGTAACATCAATACCGAGTGGTGCTCCTATAAACAACAAAGGTGTTGTTGTATATGTTTCGGGAAGTACGGTAACGCTCTATGTATGGAATGGTTCAACATGGTTAGCTAAATAATATGAAAAAAGGTCAGTTACAAGAAGAACATGAAAATCTAATGAAAGTAATTTTTGGAGATCAAGAGACTGGATTAATAGGGATGAAAGATAAGGTCGACGAAATACACGACATACTTATATCAATTAAAAGTGTAAGTAAGTTTTTTGGCGGTATTGGCACAACTCTTAAATGGCTTTTAGTTATTGCTGGCGTAGTGGGAGTTATAAAAGGATGGTGGGCTGGAATACTTGGTTTCATTATTAATAAGGCATAGATTGACAATATCACTAATTTGTTGTAAAATAAGGATAACTAACCATGGCTACTATCGCATACGACACGTCTGTAAGCTTCCAGGCTAACGCAAATACTACAACTAACCAAAGTATTACGATTGCATCAACCGCAAATCGTTATTTGTTTGTTGTTAGTGGTGCCAACGTGTCATCTATGACATTTGATAGTGTTTCACTAACCAAACTAAACGAGCGAACAATTGCATCTAACAGTGGTTTTAGTTATGTTGCTAATGTAAGTGTATGGGGCTTGGCAAACCCAAACACTGGTACGAAAACACTTGCAGTAACAACTGGTAGTGGTGCAACAGAAGCAATAGCAGCTGTGTGTTATAATGGTGTTGATCCTGTACAAGCAGAAGCTTACGCGACAAATAACACAAATGGCAATAGTGTCACACAACAGACAGATAGTGTGACAACAGTCACAGCCAACGCATGGATCGCAACTTTCATAAAGGGTTTTGACAACTCAACAAGAACTCACCAGGCTGGATCTAGCACAACTTTGCGACAATCTTTTGTGACAGTGGCAACCGCTGTATCAAGTATACTAGATTCCAACGGAGCAAAGGCAACACCAGGATCATACTCTTTGGTTACTCAGTGGACATCGTCATCTGGGTGGTTTAGTTCCATAATGTATTCTATTAAACCATATCTTGCTGCAACATTCAGTGGCCCGTCATCAGGAAACGTTAACGCTGCCTCAACCAACTTTACATATACACCAGACATTGCAATCACTGGTTCAGTTACTATCACACCAACTGGCGCTGGATCTGCTGGGATGTCTCCTACGGTTTTAAACTATTCAGCTTCTTCTGCTGCACAGACATTCACTATTACTCCTCTAACATCAGGTAGTATTACGTTGACAGTTACAAACACAGCTGGCATAAACAACCCAGCAGCACTTACTTATACAGCAAACGCTGTTGCACCAAACGCACCATCAATAGGAACAGCAACACCGGGGAACACAAGTGCTTCTGTAACATTCTCTCCACCGACTTCTGATGGTGGATCGGCGATTACACAATATCGAGTAATATCTACTCCCGGTAGTTTTTCTAATACAGGCTCGTCTTCACCAATTGTTGTATCTGGTTTATCCAACGGTACGCCGTATACTTTCACTGCAAGAGCAACTAATGCGGTTGGTAATAGTTCAGAGTCTTCAGCATCTAACTCAGCAACACCGTTCGTGCCAGCAACAACATTTACATTTACTGGTCCTACTTCTGGTAACGTTAGATCTGCCTCAACCAACTTTACAGTTACTCCGAATGCAACGTATTACGGTACAGTTACAATAACTCCTTCAGGTACAGCAAGTGATGGATTAATCCCAGTAACATTAACATGGGTTGGCGCTTCTAACGCACAGACATTCACTATTACTCCAACGACTTCTGGTACAGTGACACTAACACCGTCAAACAACGGTAGTTTGTCAAACCCATCGAATATTGTTTACACAGCGAATGCTGTTGTGCCTCTACCACCAGCCATGGGTCTTGCTGAACAATCACTCGGTTCTGCTCGTGTAACAGTTGGTGCCCCAACAAACGATGGTGGCGCGACAATAACACTGTATACAGTTACTTCATCTCCGGGTGGGATAACTGCAACTTCACCATCGTCCGGTGTCATCACCGTTACAGGTCTGACAAACGGGACAGCATACACATTCACAGCGACAGCAACAAACTCTGTCGGCACATCATCCGCATCTTCTGCGAGTAACTCAGTAACACCGTCAGCATCATCAACATCATTTACCAACGCTGGCCCTAAATTTAGTATCGAAAGAGGTGTTGGTAATTTAATAACATTCTAATATGGACATAACAGTAAATCAATCTTTAGTAGTAGGTAGTTCGTTTCTCTCAAGAGACCATACTTCAAACAGCAGTACTTTTGCAGTAGAAAACACAGAACAGTTCACGACAGCAAACGGTCTTGTTGTGTTCGGTATGATCGGCACATCAAACGCGGAACTGATGCCAACAATAAGTTCGAAGACAACAACCTCTCTCACCATGGCCCTCATGGCGGGTCTCGGTTGTTCGTTTTCTCACTCTCGTGGTGAACCTGTTTCACAAGTAACGTACGACAAAGTTGTAATTGAGTCTTCAACATCTGCAACTGGCACATTCTCAATCATCGCAACAATCAACATACAGTGGAGTCAAGATAAGACTACTTACAACGATACTGCTGGTACCGCATCAACTTACTACAGACAGAGATTTTATAACTCAGTAACTGGGGTGTACTCAGATTATTCAAATGGCGGTACAGGCGTGTCACAGAATGATCTTGGTCCAACAACTGTTGGTAACATGATTCTTTCAGTTCGTAAGGCTGTAGGTAACACAGAACTAAAAGACGAATTCTTTATCTCAGCACTTAATGATGCTCGAAGAATCGCTGATACATCATTTGGATATGGAAGACTCAATGAGTGGAGACACTGCTTTGAATACCCTATCCAAATGCTTGCTGGAACAAACTTTGTAACACTTCCTTCAAACATTGATTTTAATGAAACAAACAGAACTTTGTTGGCTGCTCGTTATGCACGCCAGTCAGTTGCTGCTAATGTACCACTCAAATATGTTGACAAGCGCGAATGGAATCAGAGAGCTTATTTAAATAGATACTCTGTTACAGTTGGATCAACTTTGTCTGGAGCGACATCCCTTGTCCTTTCTTCAACAGGGGATTTCCCAACCACCGGGACAGTTCTTATTGCAACCGAATTACCAACTCAATCAATCATAAGTGTCACGTTCTCAGGTAATAACCTTCTCACAAATACACTAACCGGATGTTCTGGCATAAGTAGAAACATTGCTGCTGGCACACAAGTATGGGCATACTCAACTTTCGCAGTACCTTACTTTTTCACAGTATTCGATGACCAAGATGGTAATCATAAATTGTGGTTTGATAGACCAATACCAGCTGGCCTTCAGGGTAAAAACTTGTATATAGATTATTACAAACAAATAGAAGATGTCACGTTCTTGTCTGATGTTATTCCTGAGCACTATCGTGATATTTATAAAGATTATCTTAAGTTTGCTATTAAGCGTCGTCGAGATGATTCGATTGGTGAGGACGACGAAGACTACAAGAAGTTTATGCGTGGGCTAGCAAACATAATGGGTAATCCATACACTGGTCAGTCACAAATAATAATTCAATAAACATGCTTAAATCAATTGAGAATGTACCATTTTCACCAGTAACAGAATCTGTTATTTCTGAAAATATATTGAGCCACTATGTCTCTCCTGAAGGGTCTATTAGTTATGCGGAAAACTTTCATAATGACACACTTGGTATAATGTCAACAAGAAGAATGTTTACTGTTGTCGGTACTTCTCCTGCTGCGAGAGCGTTGAGTTGTGTTTTGTATCAAGAAGCATCTATCGGTAGTACACCACAAGTGTTTTGGCAAGAAGGTACAACATTAAAGATACAAGATGTTCTTGGCGACGGTAGTGTTACAACAAGAGCTGCAACTTTTGGTTCTTCTGTTAAAAACAGATTCGATATGGTTCAAGGTTATCTACTCATGACAAATAGTGGGTCTGGACAACCTAAGTATACAAACGCTGTCGCGTCAGCACCAACTGCCCTGGGAACATCGTTCCCGAACACAATGGACTTAATTTCTGCTGGTTTCAGCGGACGTATCTGGTGTGCTTACTCAGCAGATGCTTTAAATAGAGTATACTACTCAGACGTTATTCCTTCTGGCGGTATTGCTGCGCCAACGACAGGGGGAGCATCATTTCTTACAATCAATGCAAATAACGGAGATAAGATAACTGGTTTTGCTCGACTCCAAAACGTATTGTATGTATTCACACACAATGGTATATTCCGTGTATACAATACACAATCACAAGACAACACAAGTATTTCTAGTGTTGGCGCGTTCCAGCAAGAGGCTATCATAAAGACAAAGAATGGTTTTTATTTCTACCACCCATCCGGTGTTTACTATATTGGTTCTAACGGTTTCCCGCAAGAAGTATCAGGAAAGATTCGAGATATAATCCAAAAGATCCCAAACGCTAATCAAGCATCAGTTTTTGGTTGGTCAGATGATGACCATGTTTACTTCAATATCGGACTAATTCCGGCACTTTCTTCTGTAAAGCAGTACATAATAAGATACACTCTTTCTACCCAGGTATGGACAATGTATGCAATATCATCACCATCAGGTGCCCTAACTCCAACATGTGCTGCTTATGAAAACTTCTCAACAGTTTCTTCTAGTGGTAGTTATGTTTCTAACGACATATATCCAACAGCAATATTGTTTGCTGATGACACAACAAACTTTTACAAAGGAACATTTAATGTATCCAATCCGCAGACAATAAATTCAAGTGTTACTAATGACTTCAACGCTTTTCCTATCTTCTGTGAATACCAAACAAATTGGATGACATTCGATAATGAAACCCACGTAAAACGTATTAATGGCATCTCACTGCCTTCTGAAAATGCAGCAGGATTCAAGTTCGCTTACCAAACAGACAAGGATCGTCCGAATGTCTGGCATGACATTGGTGAGATAACAGGAGATTATATGACACTGTTTCCAGCATTTCAGTCAGAAAAATTTAACCGGATTAAGTTCCGTGTATATGGAGAATCAAAAGGTGTGATTGTTAAAGTTGGTGTCCCAATGATAAGAAAACTAGATGATCTAGGATACGATTACAACTAATATGACACAAATAAATTCAATTAACTCTGAAGAGAAAAGACCAGAGGAAAAAGAAGATGTCTTTAAATCATATGGTAAAACAGATAGATATCTGTACAAGGAAAATGTTGAAAGAGCCAGAAGTAATTCCATAGATCAAGCGATAGGTGTTAAGGAGCAATACGCACCAAGCAATCCTAACGACTATATCTATTCACGTACAGTAGAGTTTCCACAACCAAGTATTGCTGGAATTGGTGTAGTTACAGCAGCTGGCGCGGTTGATACATCACGCTTTTTCTTCTCCCAGAAATGGTCTCCAACAAAAACAGGCACGGGAGCATATACGGTAACACATAATATTGGTGACGCTAAATATAATGTTCTTATTTCTCCTATAGCAACAACAGCCTTTACGGCAAATATATCATCATTTAACGCAAACGATTTCCAGGTAAAGACATGGAATGCAGCAGGGGTTGCTGCGGACTGCTCATTTACCTTTACAGTATGGATAATTCCGTAGTATACTAACACATATATATGACACAGTCAAGTATTCCAACATCAATAGATCCGAAGATCAATGAGCACATTCAGATGATGCAAAAAGACCCTACCGCATATCGGCAGTGGGCAAGTGGACAAGGTATAAAACCAATAACTCCAGATTTTATACCAGAAGATGTTCAAAAAATATACGCAGGACAGGGCGAAGAAGCACTTAATCCTTGGTATCAGAATGAGTTAGCTGTTGGTAAGGCTGGAGTTGCTTCTGATACAGGGAAGGCTTTACAAGATTATCAGCAAACAGTTGAGGATCTTAATCGAGGTCTTCAGCAGGATGCAGCAACTCTCGCAGATACTGAAGGACAAAAAGGAACATGGGGAAGCTCTGCAAGAGCAGAACGAGAAAACTCTCTTAATGCAAAATACAATAGTTTGCTAGGACAAGCATACAGCAACACAGCAAATTCCCTTTCTAATACATTAAGACAAGGAGAATACAAGTACGGTACTGAAACACCAGGCTTAGAATCAACAATGATAAGACCTTATACAGCATCTGGTTCTGGTGTTACAGCTAACAATATGTCAATGTACAGATACAACCCATTCGGTGGTCAAGGTACTCTTAATGTTCAAAAGAAGAGTTACGGAAACCTTCTAGGTGGTGACTACTTAAAAGCAAGGATCAAGAGTCCAACAATACAATAGTAAAAATATGGCAGACCCAATCGGAGCACTCAATAATATTCTAAAAGGAAAAAGAACCATGCCTAACGGTGGTGGCAGTTATACTGTTGCGAATTCAACACCAATGGGGGTCAGTTACCCACCAACCAATCAATTTGATTTTACTAATCAAGCACCCGCTTTTACTCAACCAGTAACCCCACCTGTAATAGAAACCGCAACAGAACAAGACTACTCATCTCAGCCAGGACAATCAGGATACCAGCCTGCGCCAGTACAACCTACACCAGTAAGTACTCAACCAGAAGAAACTAGTACTGTCGATTACCTTGATAAATACAGACAACTAGCACTCGAACAAGCTCGTCACTCATCTCAAGGAACAGGATTGTACGCTCTCCAGCCAGGTGTACAATATACACCAGAACAAATTATGGCACAGCGTAAGAGTGCTGACGACATTTATAATCAAACACTTAATGAGTACTCAAAAGCAGCTCAAACACAATTAGCCGAACAAAAGAAAGCTAAATCATCTGCCCCATTGTCAGACATGAGTTCATCGCCATGGCTTGAAGGGTTACGTATCAATGGACTTGTCCAAGGTGGTACAGCCGATGAGCGTGCTCAAAACCTCGCATACCTCGCATCACTCCCAGAAGAAAGACAGCGAGAGTTAGTTAAATCTGGTTTATACAACAGCATGTCGACAGGTGAACGACAAAAGTTTGATTCATACGATGAAGTAACATCAGGTACACAGCAAATTGCATCGATGCTTCCACAAGACATTGCAACCAATCCTTACAAGTATGCGGCTGAAAAATACAGTGTATTCCTTGGAGGAAAAGGCTCTAAAGGATATCAGGACTTTGAAGCAATACTCGGACGCATCACAGCGCCTATCATCAATAACATTTATGGTGCCGCTGTTACTGGTTCAGAACTTGCTCGAGCACAAACATTTATTCCAGATCTAGCAATTGACTCTACTCAAAGAGTTGGTGAGAAACTAAAGAACCTTGCAGCATTCGCTGAATTTGCACAAGATGCTGCATTAGCTAAGAGAGCTGGAATGCCTAAACCTGCTCTTGATGATTACATTAAGAAATACACAGGAGTAGTAGATAGAAACAAAAACACAGGAGGGTTTGCAGAGAGTTGGGATTAATTTAAACATATGGAACTAGACCCTAAGATAAAAGCTCTAGCTACAGCTATAAAGAAGCAGGAATCAGGAGGAAGTAAAGACCCTTATAATACTAAGGGTGCTTCTGGTGAGTTTGGCGCGTATCAGTTCATGCCAGATACGTGGAAGGCGTGGGCGGGTACTCATCTCGGTGATCCTAATGCACCAATGACGATGGAAAACCAGAATAAGGTAGCTTACAACCAAATCAAATCATGGAAAGACAAAGGTTATAATCCTGCACAAATCGCTGCTGCATGGAATGCAGGCGAAGGATCGTTAGAAGGAGATAAATGGAAGACCAATGTAGGTAAAAACTCTTTAGGTGTTTCATATGACACACCAACATATGTTAAGAATGTTTCTAAATACTACCAAGAAATGCGTGGTAGAACACCAGAAACAGACACAAACAGTAATATAACACCACAAGGTATTGATATCTCAGGACTTCCTACAGTAACTCCACCAGAACAAAGTGTTGTTGCCCCTGTGGTTAATGCTCTTACGAAAGCTCCTATGGTTCTTGGTGGTGGAGTACTTAATCTTGCATCAAAAGCAGGTATAGAGGGCCCAACAACAGCTGGACCAGAATCATCCTACTCAAACCCACTCGGTGAGCAACAGAACGCTCTTGGATATAGAGATGGTAAAGAACTTGGGGCATGGGAAACAGCAAAGCAAGGCACAGGAGCACTAGCAGAAGGTTTGTCTTACGCAATAGGTGGGCCAGAGGTAAAGTCAGCATTAGAATTTGGTAAGGCGGGTATTCTTCCATATCTCAAAGAATCAGGTAAAGCAGGTGGTAAAATGCTTGGTTTGTCTACGGCAGGAACATCATTACAAGAAGGAGATTCTGTTCCTGAAGCATTGGCTAAGGGTGCTGCTGGGTACGGAGCAGGGTATCTGCTTGGTGGCGTTCTTGGTCTTGGTGCTGCAAAACTCAACAAGACAGCTGGTTACTCTCCAGAAATACTCGACAACCTAGATAGTGCTGTAAAAGCCGGAGACACTACAAAGGTTGCCGAAATAACAACATCACCTCAATACAGTAGGTTTGTTGCTGCAAATAAACTAGACGACAAGGCAGTCAAGGGTTCAATAAATAAAGTAAGAACTGCTATTGAAGATGGTATAGATAAATCTTATGGTGGTGCTAAATTAACACGAGCAGAGAAAGCGGAGGCATTAACGGATGATGGTATAACTGCGATGGTTGAACATATGCAGAATACAAAGAATCCAATCTTTGATACAAAGCTTGCTCTTGAGAATAAGGCAAATGATCTGATGGATGAAGCTCTCAATCCAATTATTAATAAAGTCAGACAAGAAAAACTCCCACTCGTCCCACTAGATAGGAAATCACTTCTCGATGATTTCAATGCAAGACTAGATAAAACATACCTTACAGATCTTGACAAAGAAAAAATAAGGGACTATGTTTCTACACTTATAAATAAACAAAACGAAGGTAATCCATTTGGTATTGTTGATGCAGGTATCATCCGTCGTGACGCTAACTTTGATTTCGTTAACCCTAAAAACAAAGGTACTGTTGCAAGAATCCTTGGTAACACAATGAGAGATGCCCTTGGTCTTGCTGAGAAAAAAGCTACCGATCCACAAACAAAAGCCATCATCGCTCATATTAATGCTGTCAACAAAGAATACTCAAGACTTATGCAGGGTGTTGATGTTGTTGATCTAATGGCTAGATTCCCAGGTCAAAAAGGATCTGAATTACTTAATAAGGCAGCTGGCTTTATGGGTGCTGGTGCAACTGGTAATAACCCACTCGCATATCTCGCAGCTCACAGGATTACAAACAATCTCCAGAATATGGCGATCCGATCAAAGAACAATGCTTTATTCGGTGATCTTTCAGGAAAAGCGGGTCCTATTACTTCAAGTGAACTTATTGGTAATGCTCAGAGAATATTGAGGAATGTTGGTAAAGTGTCTCAAGATACAGCAATTAAAAGCGCACCATTAGCATTACCGACTGGCGTATCAAATACTGCTGCTAATCTCGTTCCTATTAATGTTAATCCATCTACTGTCGCTGATGTATCTCGCGGGTTCCCTAGTTCAAAACCGCTGCAGACTAACCTTAAAGGTTCAGCTGACATTGGTATTATTAATAAACTTGCTGCGTTATCAGCAGCCGGAGTAACTGGTACTGGTATATATAAAAAGCTAGAAAAAGTCTACGGTACTGAAACATATCAGAGAGAGCCAGAGATTAAAGAAATACAAGAAATCCCAGAAAATCAGAAGATTGAACAACTCACTTCACAAATAGCTCATGCAGAAACACGGGGCGAGAAAAATCCTTACTCATTCTCACAGTGGAGTAATAAGAATCTTGGCCCTGCGTCACCGCTTGGTAAAGCGCTCGGAAGATACCAAATAACAGAAGCGAGGCTTAAAGAAAAAGCTAAAGACTTCCTTGGTAAAACAGTTTCTTCACAAGAATTCCTAGCTAATCCATCACTACAAGATGCTTTCATTAAAGCTCAGGTTGCGTGGCAGAAAGCAAACGGGCTTTCTGACGAAGAAGTTCTTGCTACTCATCGACGTGGTTGGGGCAACATGAAACCAGAACAACTAAAGAAAGCTGTTGAAACATCTAAAGGTTACATAGAAATGGCAACAAAAGGGAGATAATATAAAACAAAGAGCACCCATGTGGGTGCCTTTTGTTTATCCGTAGATCTTTGTATAACAAGTCCACATATGTGGAGACTTGTCAATTCTTTCTGCCATAAAACGTATGGCAAAATCTGGATCCATGGCTTGTTCGACCGTAATACTCGTGTGAGCCTTAAGATTAATCTGAACCAAACCTACTGAATACTCAATAGGTGAATTGTTAATAGCTTTAGGATTAAAGTTCGACTCACAACGGATTACGTTTGTGAGTACTTCGGCTGAAACATTATTCTCATTGGCGTACTTAACAATCATTTGCGGTATTGTTAGAGGTACTACTTTTCGCTCGATAACGGGTGCCGTAGCCGCGCTAACGTGGGTAAGCAGGATAAGTGTCGCGAAAAGCACACAGATCCTTTTTATTACTATCATATTGCGTCACTAAAGGTAATGTGACAAACCTCACACCAAGGGGCACAGACTTATATTATACCATTTTTAGGATGTTTTTTTAAGATATGGCGTATCTTTTTCTGACTGCCAGATCTTAAGTTCCTTATTCCAGTATTCAGTAACTATATTGTACTTCATGCCGATACAATACCACATTTATATTATTTTGTCAATCTTCCCACTTGGAAACATCTTGAGTCTCCGTGAATGTCATGTTACTTCCTTTGAAGTTAAAGAAGCATGATCCTGTTGGGCCATTTCGGTGTTTCTCTATAAGCAACTCAATACCACGATTTCCATAACTGTCAACTTCTTTTCCTTCCGAGTGAAGGAACATTACTACATCAGAATCTTGTTCTATACTTCCAGAATCCCTCAAATCACTTAACTTAGGCTTACCACCACGCTTCTCAACATCTCGTGAAAGCTGTGATAATGCCAGTACACACACATCAAACTCCTTGGCAATCATCTTTAGACCTCTTGAGATCTCAGTAACAACCTGGACCATATTATCCCTGCCAGAACCACCAATTGCCATGAGCTGAAGATAGTCGATTATAATCATTCCTATAGGATCCTTATGGCGGTGATTATGGGCTTTTATTTGACGTCTTATGTCTTTAAGTTTTAGCCCAACCTTATCGTTGAAAAACACCGGCAAAAAACCTATGGTTTTACTGGCTATTTCGAGGGCTAATTTCTCATTTTCGTCAATTCTGCCCGTGGACAGGGCTGAAATACTTACCTTGGACTCTGATGCCACTAGACGCTGTACCAGCTGTTCTGTGCCCATTTCAAGGCTAAAAAACATTACAGGCATATTTCCATACAATGACACATTCTTAGCTAATTGCAACGCAAAAGCTGATTTTCCCCTTGCAGGTCTTGCTGCTAGGATAATTAGGTCTGTTTTATGTATTCCGCTAAGAATATGATCCAACGAAGGAAACCCTGTAGTAACCCCAGTTACATCTGTAGGATTAAGCATTTTCTTCTGAACACCAGCCATAACAATATCTACCGCTTCTTGCGAAGTAAGAGTATCCTTCGTTTTAGCTGTGTATATTTCAGCTAATGATTGATTTATATACTCAATCAGCTCTTCTGGTGATTGTTCCGCGTTACCAGATTTGACAGAAACATTGGTTGTGATAGAGTGGAGCTTCCGGAGCACAGATCGTTCTTTGACAATCTTTGAATAGTAGACATAGCCACTTGGGGCTGTAACAATACTCATACAACTTACCAGAAATTCCGGTAAGTTCACAATATTATTAACACTCGTTAAATCCACGATATCCCCTTGGTTAACTAACTTGACAATAGCAGAATATGTGTTACTACAATTATAATCCAAAAAATCATCTTGAGTAAGATCAACTTCAGACAAGTTCTCTGGATTAAGTAACAGGCATCCTATAAGCTGTTTCTCATGGTCAATTGTTGATTGAATTGTCTGATTGTCTGAGTTCATTAAATGGATCTAGTTTTGTTAGATAATCTTGCCATAGTTCTGCCCACTTAATCGCTGCTTCATTCTGCTTTAATAATTTCAGTGAAATCCTGCCTCTTCCATCATCTTCTAATTTTGCCTGTTTTGTTCCAATAAGATATTGTGTTGGTACATCCAAAACACCGTAACCTTTTAGGTATTCACTCTTATACTTACCGTATCCGTGAGTATTGTGAAATCTTTCGATGTCTTCACGCTTTAAGTAATGAGTTGGCTTACGTTTTTCTGAAGAACTTATTGACGTTACTTCTTTTAATGCTCCTGTCCATACGCCATCTTCGTGAATAATGTTGTACGGTAAACTTAAATGAAATTCGTCTTTTATGTTTTCCTTATCGGATAAAACCCTTGCTGCTTCTTTTTCTGTAACGATTAACTCATCATAATTCCTGAGATTAATCTTTGACATTTATAAAACTTTATTTAATTTGGATTGTTAAAAATAAAAACCAATAAGAATACCAACGATTAGACTACATAGCACCCAAAGGAAACAAGTCAAATTAGCATCGTCAATTTTTTCTTCTAGTTTTCTTATTTTTTCTCCTCTTTGCACTCGAAGATCTGTTTCGTACTCAAGTTCTGACTTCAAATTATTAGACAAAACTTTCATTGATTCATACATTTGCTTGTAATCCAATGGAACATTTTCAATTACATCTTTTTTGTTCTTAATAACTTTTTTAACTGTCTTTTTTACATTATTTTTTGTCATGTTTTTAGAATATCATATCGATAAGAAAATCCACAGTTGTAGACTGTGGATATGAATATGTTTTCATAAAAGATCTGCCGCATCTTTGATTATTTTTGCATATTCTTTTACGCACTTCTTGTGGAAGTTATTGTCTTCCGGCTTCTCCAGACCTTTCTTGTATGTGTACTCCAGGTGTGAGTCCAGAGAGCTGAAAACATTTCTAATGATTCTACGAATCTTCTTGGATCTATTCCGTTTTTTCATCATTTCACCTTCAGCAGAATTACTGCAACGCACAGCATTGCAATTCCGCACCAGTTGTAGATGTTGGGTGCTTCACCAAGCCTGAACGCATTGATGACTCGCAGGGCGACATTCATCAATGTGAACACCGCACCACAAAGGAACAAACTTGGCGCAGCCCTGAATCCGTAGAACAGTCCCGCCTGAGAAATCAGAACAGGAACCGCGATATACGGGATCGCTTCGATGAAGCTGTCGTATTTTGATGATCGGTAGGCATATTCAATCCAGAAAATGCCGATGTTAGAGACGACGATCCAACATATCCAGTTCATTCGATCTCCTTTTGTGTGAAAGGTTTGACACTATCTGGGTATTTATCAATTATTTCCCCTGCCTTACGATTCATTTCTTGAACCCATTCTTGATTTTTGAATACAGGAGGTCTATCGTCTGTCCACATGTCATTCATCATTGCGTCTCTCAGCACGTGGAGGCATGACATGGCCTTTGAGATATGAGATAGCCCTGAATCCGGATCAATATCTTGGCCTTCAAACCAAGCCATAAGATGACGCATTGCAGCGTCGTAATATACAGAGGCTCTAACTCCGGCAACTCTGTAATTGTGCGAACCGTATTTTCTAGCTCCTTCCAACATCCCCAGAGCCATTTCCATCATTACTGGCCCCGATACTACGTGTAACGGTACTTTCCTGATTCCAACTGCGTCTTTCGGATTTGTCTGCTTCTCCATAGTAACCCCTTTCGTTAAGTGATTTGATTTGGTTTGCAATTGATTTACGAATTTCTTTTTCATGGTTAGTTAATGGTTTACCTTTAAAGTTAATCCAGTCTGCACTTTGTATAATCTGTGCATGTTTTTGTTTAACATACATATATGGTTCTAATTCTTTTAAAAATAAATACGCATTAGCATTAAACAACATCCAAGTATAAGTTTCTCTTTTTGGATTTTTAGCTGGACGATAATACCATTTACCTTTACAAAGTTCATCGAGTATTCTCAATCCGTCGTCTTCTCCCATTTCTACACTTAAGCGCAACTGGTAATTTCCATTGTGAGAGTTCAGATACATTCCTATGCACCCTTCTCCATCTATAAGTCCTGCTGCGTAAGACATTTTTCTTTCTCTTTCGGTAGTTGTCATACCCATATTATAGTTTTTAATAAAATTGTGGAGGAGTTACCCTCCACAAACCCTATTCCACAAGAATAGGACACACAACAGTCTTGCCGCGCTTCTGGTCAATCAGGAAGAAAGCTTGCTCGGGGCGACCAGTGAATCCGAGACGCTTTCCGTAAGGCGAATCACCAATCAAGCTGCCGTTGACGATGAACATCCCCCCATCAATACGATTATGGAAATGCCCAAACACATCAAGGTAAGCTTTTCGATCTGTGTTGTACCTGTTGATTGCTTTTATGACGGGGACCGTGATACCACCTAACCCGCCACCATACTGAATGGCATGACCGTGATGGAAACGGATCGTGTACCCGAGGACATCAACATAGTTGTGGTAAGAACGGGACAGTACAAATGTCACACGCTTTTCCTTCGAGAAGTACTTGGCTAGGAAGTTGTACATTGCCCACTCAAGCGAGTTCCCTTGCTCGTTAGACACATGGACCTTGTGAGTCATGCGACTGTGGTTGCCCACCGCACAGGGAATAATCAACTTGAGCTTAGAGTTCGCAAGCAGGAACTCGATACCAGACGCAATGAGGTTCTGTGCGAACAGCATGGCGTCTTGCGGACCGACTTCACACGCTGCAAGCAACTCTTCGTGGATGTTGCCCGAGAAGAAATCCCCAAGCAATGCAACCACAAGCGTCTCAATCTTCACAGCTTGTTGCTCTTTCTCCACGAGTTGAAGTGTGTGCTGGAAGAACTTCTCAGCCCTTTTTTTCGCAATCGACATCGTGTACTCGTTGGATCCGTTCACGCTTTCTGGTTTGACGTTTTCCTCAACGTGCCAATCTGATGCAACGGCGACAGCGACAGCGTTGCCACCCGTACCATTAGACTTTTCAATTGTATAAGTACTAACAGCGTCAGCGCAGGATGTGATCTGTTCAAGATCGTCGCGCAAACGCATGATCTCTGCCATCGCAACCTTGTATTTTTTGTCAGTTCCCTTTTCGGCGTGCTTGAGCCGAATCTTCTCCATATCCAACTGGAACTGCTGATCTTCTGTGAGAACTGGTTTCGGTTGGCCTTTTGTTGGTTGTCCAACCTTACCTTCATCCCTGAGACGAGCGAGGTGTTCTCGAATCGTCCTCTGCGATCTGCCAGATTTATTGGCGAGCCATGTAGTACCCTTGTCCTGGTTCTTCACCAGGAACGCGTGCAATTGCTTCGTATCCATGGTGAACTCCTTATTGATGCCTTTCGGCGTTAAATGAACTTCCATAGTTAGTGTAACAATTGATTTTCAATAAAACAAATTATTGATTTTGTCAACTGTATTTATTTTAAATTGTCAAGCTGTTTTTATACTTGACATAATTTTATTATATGTTAAAGATCAGTAGACTCCCTGTAGTTTTCGGTCTCATCGTATTCAGGTACTTGGTCTATGTCGAATAACTCATTTTGTTGAGCTTCTGCATAGAGAAGAGCAAGATCGGTATCAAGTATCCCGTCAAGTGTTGGAATTTTAAGCTGCTTGTTTAGCAACTCATCACCTCTTTCGTTTAATAATTCTATATTAATTCTGTACATATGTTTTTCATTCTATTTAAAATTACTGAGTTACAACTTTTACAACAATTGCCGTTTGAAACATAGTTTGCAAGAGTGTTTTTAAACTTCTTCTCACATACTTCTTTTGTGTCTTCAAAGTGACCAAACCTACAAACATTCTTAGCGTATTTGTTATAATAGTCCTTGTTTATATTGTTGTATAATTGGTCAACAATATTTAGTACAACCTCTGCTTGAGCTTTTTTCTTCGTGTGATCCTCTGGTAGAATTCTATTAAACCTATCAACTTCTAATCTGTGCATTATTTGTAATCGTTCAAACTCTTTCTTGGAAAATGGTAGTTGTAATTTCATATGTCTTTCGACTACAACTAGTATAATTATTTTTGTAAAATATCAAAGGTAAAACTGTGGACAAAACAAAAACCAGCCCTTGTGAGGCTGGCGGCAGTGGTGGTGTAAGGGCCACATCTTTCCTTTCGGAGGGTTTTACTACGCTTAAACTACACTGCCATTCTAGTCGTAGAGATACTTGAGGTATTCCTTGACATAGTTGGGGACGATCTTCTGCGTTCTCCACGCAAGCACATCTCCCCACACATCGTAGTACTTGCCGTACTTGTACATGTAGGCGGTTTGGAAGAACTGGAGATCATCCTTCCCTGTACGTTCGATGGCGGTTTCAAGAAGAAGCATCACACGTCTTCCTTCCTTCGCCCTTGGCGTTGCCACATCAGCTTCATCTCGCCTTCGGTGTAGGAGTCCTTGACTTCCTTCACCATCCAGACGGCGAGCACCCCTTCGGAGTCGAGTGCCACGATGTAGTTGATGGCATCCTTCTCCAGCATGAAGCACTTGTAGACCCGCTTCTCGTGTTTGCACTGGCCTTCGCTCTTGACGAACGACCCGTTGAGGTCGAGGTCAGGGTTGAAGGCGTGTGCTTGGATGAACGGCAGGCACGCCACGAACGCCACCGCACGGAACTTCTTTGCGATCATGATTCACTCCTATTGAGCAGTCAAGCTCTCACCAGCCATGATGATCCTCGACTTTGCATCGTTGAGGTTCTCTTCACCTTGCTTGGTAGTTGCGGTGAAGTTCTCCAAGATTGCAAGGCCAAGCTCTTTCTCTTCCTTCGAGAAGACGAGTGCGAAAGACCCGTCATCAGCCGTCAGGACTTCCATCATCACCTCCATCGAGTTGAAAGGACGAATCGCAAAAGGTTTCCCCTTGGCGAGCGAAGTACTCCTCCTCTGTGTAGCCTGGATATTTAGGTTTTTTGTCCTGTTCGTGCATGCACTTCTTAGAGCACACACCAGCATTATCGAATCGTGCGTACCAACCATGGCACGGCTTGCTACAGATGAGGCACAGTCCAACGATGGATTCCTTGTACTCATCTTGCATTTCACGTAGGTTGTGACCTTTGGCCATTACGGCTCCTTTGTGATGGACAGGCGGGGAAGCGTTTCTAGGACTCCCACGCTTGTGTGATAAACACCTATATTATTGAGTCAATTTCTCCCCCATCTGTCCACCACTTGTTAAAGAACTACTTTCGGAATAGTACACTCTATCCAATATCTTGTACAGATGTCTTGTCCACACCCTTCTTGGTAAACTCATACATACCTATTGCTGATAGGCCAGCAGTACACCCTTCAAGCAATGATTGATACAACTCTTTTGTTGAATAATTCCCTGACGCTACTTGAGCTGCGAGGAAAAATATTATTGATATCCCTATCACAAGAGCTTGCTTCCTTCTTGGTGATAGGTTCTCACTCATTATTAATCCTGCAAAACTTCTTACGATTGTTGCCGTTGTTATTGGTTCCATATTATAATAATCCGTATTTCTTAAGTGATAAAGTTGTTTTAGGTCCTATCTTTCTTGCTGGTGAGATTCCTTCAGATTCCTGAAATTTATTTAATGCTTTAACAAACTCTTCTACATAATTTTGTTCTGTATTGAACTTAGAATAATCAACTTTATTATCCTTGAAATCTTGTAGAGAATACCCTGCGGTGTATTGTAGGTGAGGGAGATCAAGGAATGATGTCCAGTAAGCCCCAGCTTCAAAACCACAACTCACACCAATGTCAGCTATTTTCATAAATAACTTTTTATCATTCCAAGGAATATTCCCTTGAGCATCAACAGGGGCGAAGTCGATAGCTACCCTGTAGTTGTGTAAAGAATCACCAAACTTAGCATTAGTAACAACAGAACCAGGAGATGTTCTGCCTTGTGCGTAGAGAGCGTTTTGTTCATTTTCATCCCTAAATGTTGATGTAATAATTACATTGTAACCGGCAGACTTACATTTATTGAGAAAAACTCTAGTCATTTCTTGTACTTTTGGTAGCAACAAAGATACGTCTTTCATCTATTTAATGTACCATAAAGACGAACACCTGTCAAGATTAGTTGGCAGGTGTTGCTATCCTCTGGTGAGAACAGAAAGTAATGTAACATATTGTTGCTCTAATTCCAAGAGGAATTCACGTTTAACAGGAGTAGATGTTATATCTTCCAAATTTCTTATATCATATATGATATGATTCAAATACTCTAGTCCTTCTTCTTCTATAAGACGAACAACAAACCAGCCCTCATTACCATGGCGAGATCTATTGCATGTGTAGCAGCACGGCCTCAAGATTCTTAATGAATATTTTAATTGTAGTGGTAGTGTTTCTTTCTTAAACAAGTGTGCTGTGTGTAGCTTCTTCAAATCAGTCACTTCATCACCACATATAAAACATTTGTCAATACCATATTTAGTTCGTATGATTGCTCTGCATAACTTCCATATTCTGCCTTCCAGTGTCTTAATCTTGACAACTCTCATTATATATAGTATCACAATATATTAAAATAAAGTCAATGTATTTATTGACATAAAAATATAATATGTTATAATGTTACCGGTTGCGTTACAAAACAACTAAAAAATATGACAAACAAATACAAAGAGGCATTTCAATCCGCCGAACAAGAGATTGAAGAAAAATCTATTGCTCAGCTTAAGCAAACAATTAAGCAAATTTTACAAAAGAAGAAAGACCTTGAGGAAGAGAGAGATGAACTTGATGAGGAGATTAAGTTACTCAAACAAGACATCGACGACTTTAAGGCTGGGAGACTTGATAAGGTTAAGGAACGACATGAAAATGACGAAAGATGTGACAGGGTGTTTCCTATCACAATTAATATTATCAAGCAAGAAATAGTTACAAAACCTTGGACGTGGACTTATGAGGTATTCCCTCGAGTCACATGGGCTAATCCGCAATATATAGGTGGTTCAATAACTACTACTGCTTCAGCTCTGGGATCTAATACCATGTACCTAACAGGTAATACCGCACAAGCATTTACCGTTGGAAGTTACAACCTTAATAACGGAATTGTAAACTTGTAATTATAAATTTTAATACGCAACCACTAAGGCACCCTAAAGGGGTGTTTTAGTTATCCCTTGCATAAGTTTTGTGGTGTGATAGAGTTAAGATATGGAAATAATAATTATTGTGCTTTTGGCAGGAATCAACTTCGGATTATATCGTTTATGGCAGCAGTTTGTTAACTTCAATGAGAAGTTCTCTGGGTTAACAACAATTGCGCAGGATGCTTACGATATCTTTGCAGGAAGAGTATAATGTGATATACTATCGGTAGCCGAAAGGTTATCTTTGTATCTTTTGCAACCTACCTACTTACAAAGAGGGTGGGGCGCAAAAGAATTGTGTACATCTATACTTTTTGGCTAACTTATTAGTTAGTTAATTTAATATGAACTTTGACGAAAACATAGCTGTTGAGCTAGGTGTTGAGTGTGCGATTCTTCTCAGTAACATACAATTCTGGGTAAAGAAGAACCGTGCTAATGGTGAGGAAAAACACTTCCATGATGGAAGATGGTGGACTTATAATTCAGCTGGTAGTTTTGCTAAATTGTTTCCTTATTGGAAGGAAAGATCTGTGTATAACTACTTGGATAAGTTAGAGAAAGCTGGGTATATTATGTCTGGGAACTATAACCAGTTTAAGTATGACCGAACTAAGTGGTATACGACTGACGGGTGTAAAAACTCAGTTTATAAAGTTATGGAAATCCAACCGCCAAAAACTGTAACTCCATCCGCAAAATTTGCGAATGCATCTACAGAAATTTGCGAACCTATACCAGATATAAACACAGATAAGAAACCAGATATAAACTCATATGTTAGCGACTGGCAAGCAGTCGTATTATACTTCTATGAAAAAATATCACCTGAAACACCGTCTAAGCTGAGATTCATGAAAGGAACGAAAGAGACTGCGCTCCACCTGCTTTCGCTTCACCCGCTCGATGAGATTAAATTAAAGATAGATGCTTTAGCTGTTTCGCCCGATAAAAAGTTTGCAATGAACCTCGGGGCGTTTTCTCGTAGGTATTCTACTATACGACTTATACAATCTAAGGTTGCGCCAGTCAAAGTATTAACAAACGACACTGAATTAAATTCATTCTTATAGTTATTCACACCCCGTAACTCCACTCGTGGTAAGATATACACATGAAGATAATTAAAACCGAAAAAGACGATGTCATCGAGACACGGATGATACATGAGAACGGGGATGTGGATATACTAGAGTTCAGACCAAAGGAAGGTGGCAAGAAGCGTTATCTACTAAACGGAAAGTCTGTCACTGGTGTAACAACTATACTGAACGTAGTGGCTAAGCCACAAGTAACAGAATGGGCCATCAAGCTTGCTTATGAAGACTGCCTCGATAAAGATAGATATGAAATAGAACGCATACTAGAAAATAAAGACTGGGCATCTAAGCGTGTTTCTGGTGAAGCTATGGATATCGGTACACAAGCTCACGCATGGGTAGAGGAATACGCCAAGGCTCACATTAAAGGTAAGAATATACCAGCTCTACCAGATGACAAAGACTTACACGGGATACTACAGCCGTTTGTAGACTGGTGTAACGGTAGAGTTCCTGTACGACTAAAAGCAAATACTTACGACAAGAACTCCATCAATCTAGCTCCCATGGATCACGTTAAGTTCCTAGAGAGTGAAATGAGTGCTGTTAGTAAGAAGTATTTCTATGCTGGTAGTTTTGACTTACTTTTAGAGGTCAATGGTAAGAAATACATGGCTGACTTCAAAACAAGTTCAGGTATCTACGGTGATTCTTACTTCCATCAGTGTGCAGCTTACTGGTTGGCATGGAACGAGATGGGGTATGACAAGGATATTGTTGGAGCTGTCGTTATAAGATCAGGCAAGAAAGGAAATGATTTTGAAGTAGATGCTAGGTATGACTTTGATAAGCACTCTAAGGCATTCCTAGCGGCACTCGTAATTTATAAGAAAGGACAAATAGACATAGAAGTCGAAGAATTATTATAATTATGAAACACATGACAAAAGTAGAAGAAAAGGACAGAGATTCTGTCTTTAATGAAATGGGGATACCACAAGAGTATTACCTCAATCAAACAGACTTTGTTATTGGTGACGAAGTTATATTCTTCAATACTTTAAAGTTTGAACTTGTCCCGTATGTTGGTTGTCTTGTACATATAGAGAACGCTGAATACCCACACAAAGTATTCCCAAGACCAGAAGGAATACACGCTATTAACATGGTTAAATCAATGCTACGACAATACACAAGCTTCCCTGTAGTATTTCTGTTCCCAACAAAACTAGCAAAAAACTTTATCTGGTTTTTCAGGAGATGTTTCTTTTCATTTATGGTTAAGAGACAGTACATGTGTCATGCGTCATATAACTTCTATAAGTTGTTGGAGAAAATACTTGCGAATTATTTGCAAGAAGATCTCGCAGAAGAGGTTGCTTATTCTATAGCGCATATTATAGAATATGATGATGCTTACCGGTCCAGGTTACAAGATATGGCAACAGAATGTAATCTTGATAATCTTAAGAGAAACCCAAGGAAAGAAATATCAAGGTTGTTTGATATTATGGAATCAAGGGAGAGGCCAGGTGTATTTTTGCAAACACGTAAGTATAAGAAACTAATCATGCTTGCCTTACTACTACCTGGTGTCAGGAAAGCTTTTAAGCTAGACGGTATTTACTTTAAAAACATGCAGTATGACAAATCAGACTGGTACTGGGTTGCATTTAAAGACGATTATAAATTTGGTGGGAAGACTCATGAAGAACGACTAGCAGAAGGTATTAAGGTTCCTTTTATGTACTCATCACAATAAATATGGTAGTTCCAAAAACACTTTTTAGAATATTAAATTCACAAATAAATTACGAGAAGTACATCTGGGTAATGATGAAGAATAAGATGTATGAGTTTGAGAAACCGAAATGGGTATGGTCTACAACATCTCAGGCGTGCTTTGTTGCTGGTATGGAATACGCCTTAAAAATTATGGAGGACCACACGAAATTTGATGGTCTTCCTAATGTTGACGAGCCGCCAATGTCTGATGAATATAAGAAACTTGCTAATATATTTTACAGAATGAAATGTGTGGATAGTCGTCTTGACCCAATGGTTAAGAATGGTAGTATAAAAGGTGTGATGAAGCATTATTAGCTTAGTAATTAGGAATATATGAATGATGTAACTTTTGGAATTATTTTTATAGCACTTGTTATTTATTTAGTATTTACAATAGGTAAGTTAGTTTAAGTAGAACATTATCAACGAGGTGCATTGAATACTGGTATATTACACCTTGAACCGAGTGTAATGAGGACGCTGATTCGGTTCCACCAGAAGCTTTTATGCACAGCATACCAGTGCTCAGTGCATCTCACAACGAGGAGATAATAAGAAATATATGAAAAACATAGAAAATAAAATAAATGCTTTCGGTTTTGCACAAGAATATAGAGAAAAGGTAAGACTGGGAGAGGACAGTCAAGAAAAAGAAGATTTTAAAAAACTTTTAGCAGAAGGGGAAGTTTTTAAAGAGGTAGTTCAAACACTTGCAGAACAAGTTTTACTATCTGTATCAGTCAATGACTACTTTAATTCTGATTTCGAGTTTCCGAGTGATGTAGCACGCTCTATGTTTGATAAAGCTATCAGGTATATTTCTAACGAGTACGGAAGTTTACAAGAGTACGACAAGGAGAAAATAAGAAAAAGCATGTATAGAAACTTCATGGACGACATTCTAAAGGATTTGAAATGGGACTTAGTTACTTTTACAAACCATGATTGGCAAGAGCTACAAGGTAAATATGTTGGAGCAAGTATATTGGATAGAATAACTCTCCGAGAAACTGCATATCGAAAGTTAAATGATTGGTTATTAGAAACAAAAAAAGAAGATTGTATAAATGGAATTGCTGAACTTATCAATCAAGACAACATCAAAAAGATTAAAAAACTAGAGGAAGAACTTGAATACTCAAACCGACAGTTAGAACAAGTTAGAAGTATTGTGTAACCCTCTCTCAATAATTAACAAACAATATGAAAGAAGGAACACAAGCAGTACAAATGTACACAGGAGTAACCTTTACCTTTAATGGTAGAGAGTGGGTATGTAATCGCAACAGTAATGTGAAAATTAGTGACAAAGATTTTAAGTACGAAGAACTTATATGACACCAAAAGCACTAAGTAGGGAGAAACCATGCGGAATATGTAATATGGAGTTTACAGGTATAAAGTACTGCTCTAATAAATGTGCTTATGAAGCTATTAAATTAAACACTCAAAAAAGAAAATCTATGCAACAAAACAACTATGAAGTTCCAAAAGGAATGTCAGCAGACGGTAGAACTTACAATGGAATGACTTACCCCCATCCTAAAAACAAGAATAAGAGATATAAAGTAATTGTTGGTTTTAATAAGTTTATTAACTTTTATTACGACCAACCACATGCAAAATGTACTATTACCAAAGTATTTTTACTACCAATATATATTATCTGGTGGATTAACTAAGGAGAATAAATAAAAATGAAAAACAATTGGAAGGATGAGTTTGATAAAAAGTTCTTATGTGATTGTGAAAATCCAAACAGAGAATGTTATCAAGATGATGAATGTACCGTTAGAGAAATGCGTGGTGACTTAAAAAACTTCATTGAATCTCTCCTCGCAGAACAAAAGAAAGAGTTGATAGATTTATTAAACAAAGATTATGAAATACTTAAATTAGCTGGGAAATGTGATTGTTGTACGATGGATACAGGTATGGAAAGAGCAATTAAAATAATAATAGACCATGAATAACGACTTAAAGAACTTTTTGGAGGAAGAAATTACTGACTTTGGTATAGATTTTGGACACGCAAAAAACTGCGATTTACAGCCACCTAACGATGGAGAACAAATGTGTTCTTGTGGTTATGAACAAGTAGAGTCAGCAGTAAAAAGTATGAACACCCGTCTCATAAACTTTGTCCTAGAGCTAGTGGAGAAGGAGGTTAATAAGAAACCAACTGCATATTTTTTAGCAGGTGAAGCATTTATTAGAAGTAACGATATAGATGAGTCAATCAACTCACTAAAAGTATGAAACCAATATTTAATTTTCTTAGAGTTTATATACATTGCTTAGTAAAAGTATCAACATTAAAAGCAGGGCACAACTTACAAAGATGGGAATACACAAATGGTAAGGTAGAATACCAATGTCAATGTGAATATAAATAAGTATGAACCACCAGCAATACATAATCAGCATAGGAGGTAAAGAAATCGGACTAGATATAAACGATATAGAACATAGTTTACTTTCACCCAAACAATGGGATAAGTTTTGTCAGTTTATAGATGGACAGACAATGATGGATTTTAAAGGAATAAGTATTGTATTTACTACAGACTACGAAAGATTTATTAGTGGTAGACCAGTAATTGATTAATATGAAAAAACTAACTTATATAATAGCAATTATTTTATCAAGTGTTCTAGGTTTATTGATAGCGATAGTGTTGATTGGTGCTTTACTATGGGGGTTATTTATAGGAGTGAGAGGATTTTTAAGAATAATTCATCCAACCCCGTTGTCAAGCGAAGAAGTAGTTAAGCAATCAAAATACTGTACTGAAAATGGAATGGAGCCAGGTAAAATGATTAGTCCACTTTCAGGAGAAATTATAAGAATCCAATGTCAGCCCAATTAGCCATCGCCTCCCTTTATCTAGCATTGAATAAATGATCCCCTCTCTAACCTACCCACCAACAGTATCAGGATGTGACTGTCCTGCCTGTCTTACATTTAGTCGTAGATTAGTACCATATTCAATAAAAGAAGATAAATGATTACAACATAAAAATGTGTAACAAACAATCATATTCAAAATCCGGTGCGGAAGCGATGAAAAACAAAATATATTTTTATCGCAACAAGAGACTTCGAGTGTATAAATGTGATAGGTGTTTTAAATACCATTTGACAAGTGTTACTGACAATAAGTGGAATTTAGATGAATTTTAGTGTAGTTGTCCCCATGTATTACTGGAAATAATTATTAATTGTGCTATTATGTAAATGGCCCCTAAGCCAAGAAGTCGTCCGCTCGGCCACTTCACTTTTAGGAGGAGCACTGATGGGGAATCTTTACGGACTATCGCGAATGTTTCCATCCGTAGCTAGTGTTATAATAAGGCTCTATCGAATTACGGATAAGTAAAGATGTGCGAAAGTACTATAGCTCTAACAGGCTGAAAGATGGTTTCCCCACCAGTGTTTCTCCGATACTAAAACAAACAAAATAAATAACATGAACCAAATCACCAAAATAACATTAACGCGTGTCTTCGTAACTGATAAAAACAAAGACGGCACACCACTTATGAGTAAGTTAGGTAAGCCTTATTCTAAGTTGTCTGTGAAGTGTGTAGAACACGGAGACAAATGGCTATCAGGCTTTAAAGGCCGTGAGAACGAGAACTGGAAGGAAGGAGATCAAGTTGATGTTATTGTTAAACAAAACGGTGACTTTTTAAATTATGAGGTACCAAAGGCAGAAGATAAGCTTGCGATGCGAGTATCTGCATTAGAGATAGAAGTTATGCAGCTAAGGAATGCGGTGGCTAAGATGGGCGGTGTGGTAAGCCCTGCACAAACAGCAGGGATTCCCAGTAACCCAGCAATCGAAGACGAGCCACCTTTCTGATCCACTTTATTACGACACTAAATCAGCCACGGATGATTGGAAGCTGAGTCCTTTTTACGAAGAACCAGACCCGATAAAACATGAGTGGCTACCTATGAAATATGACAGAATCATTAAAGAAAGCAATCAACACAGCACTACAGTGGTTAGTAGACAATAGATTGCCTGTAATTAAATATTAATATGCAATCACAAGAAGAATTTGAGCTACAAGTTCGTGCCCACCACCAAGCGTTACGCAGACAAAAGAATGTCAATAAACACCTAAGAATAGCGAGAGCAACGAAAGGTAATGAATCGCTCAAGCACTACCAAGAAGCCGAGAGACTACTATCTCGATACGAAGCGCTCATTGAAAAAGAAAAACATGCCAAAACAAAATCCTAACAAAAAATCCAAATCTGATCCTAACCAAAATTCAAATTCTGAATCGCCTATTAGATCAATCCCAGAAATTCCAAGTCCTTTTTTTACTGAGCAGGATATGAAGGACATTGTTGCGAATAATACTATTGACAGAGTTACAGAATTATTGAGTGCTAAAATGCCGATATATACTATTGACGATTTGATAGATGTGTGGTGCAGAGGTGTTACTAATGGGGCAACACTTTGGCAATATTGTCAAGATACTAACAAACCGCTCCCGACAAGCTTTGAGGCTGGACTCATAGAGCTGGTTAATGAGGTAAGAAGTAGTACAGATAGGGCAAGAACACTGCAAGACTTCATTAACAATAATATGATACTGTTGGGGGTATTTGATGAGAAACTATAACATAAATTACTTAAACATCAAGTAATTTAGACAAAAATACATTGCAAACACTAGTATTTGACTAGTGTGTTTTTGTGTTGCATTGTAATGTGTATAACTTTTCTTGCTTTTGTGCATTGAAGATGTAGACTGGAGTCATGAGAGCTTAGGGGCACTCATAATTAACAACTAATTATAAAAATATGGAGCTATTTATACAAGATATAAAAAGTGGAAAGTTTACAATCTTTCAATATCCAGATAATGAAATGTACAATACAATGTTGCCACGTTTCAGAAAGTGGGAGAATGAAGGGAGGTTGAATATTATAGACATAAGAAAAATTACAACACAATAATATGAGCACAAGAGCATATAGAATAACAAAAATAGAAAGCGAAGATACACCAAGTTTTAACTTAACATGGCACGACAATTTAATGGAATACTTTCACAATGGATATGTTGACGGGATACTTGATGTTGAAGTTGAAGAGCTAGAAGAAGCATTAAGAGATGAAGAAGTTTTAAAAGAGATAGGCGAACATGCTGAGATTTTGAGAGCTGATATAGCTTGGGCAAAGTCTAAAGATGAAACAATTATAAGCTATTTAACTTGTTAGTATGTACAAAACAAAAGAGCAACACTACAAGGAAATGCGGGCGCGTGTTATGACTAAGGGGGACTTAATAGCAAAGATAATGCTAAGAGGGATTAAATAACTATACACTATGAAAAAAATTGCAATACTAAACTACGAAGAAGCAAGCATTGAAATATTATTACTGCCAGCACGTTTACAAGATGCACAAATGGAAGATATAGAAGAGTGGTTGGGTGATAAAGGATATTCACTAGATACTATTGAATATATGTATGGTGACATATCTTTCAGTGAGGAAATGACTAACACAGACTTGGAGCAAGAAGACGCGGAACTATTAGCAAGTAAGAAGTAACAACATGAAACAAGTTATCACAGCGATACTACTACTCGTTACTTTGTGGGCGATTATGTGGGGAGGTTGTGCGATGAGTGAGGAATGTTATCAAAATAATATACAATCAATCGAGGATATACAAAAAGATTACTTTGAGAGTGGTGTGCAATATA